AGACTTAAATGGGAAAAGAAAGGTGGAGTTGTTGGTGCGGTTGCGGGTGTGGCGGATAAAGTCGCTGGGGCATTTGGAGCCAAGACATCATTTGGATATAACCTTGTAAAAGAATATGACGAATATGTTAAACCCAAAACTGTTGTTTATGCAATGGAAGATGTTATAGTTCCTGTCGGGGCAGTAGATGATGTAGACAAGGTTCCTTTTATTGCGTTTGTGGACTGGAAAACCAAGGAAGATGCTAAAGAAAAGAACTTCTATACTCCCAACTATTACAAGAATTTAGATGAGTTGGATAAGGTATCTCCGACAGATAGTAGAGATGCTGGAACAGAACAGGTTAATGAGATAGCAAATCTTTCTGGTGATAATCCTTCTGCACTTCCTTTTATCTGTTTATACGGTAAATACGATTTAGATAAGACAGGGGAACGTAAGGATGTTTATTTAGTATTTGAATATAGTTCTGGAATATTTTTAAGGTGTTCTCATTTACAGACATTCCACGGTGGTAGACCTGCCATATCTGGTTCAATGATACCAGTACCGGGGAAGTGGTATGGCACGTCTTTAACAACCATATTGAAGCCCTTGCAGTATGAAGCAGAGGCGATAAACAATCAGACATTAGACAACTGGAATTTATGCGTTAATAAGGTTCTAAAGCGGGTTAAGGGAACGAAGATAAAGACATCAAACGGATATGTTAAACCGGGTATGATAGTAGATGTTGATAACGAAACAGATTTAACTATGTTGAATTTAGGAACCGTAGATTATAACTCCCTTCCCCTATTAAACAAGATTATAGGGTTTGAGAATACAAGGGCTGGTATAAGTCCTGCTTATGGTGGAAACACCGATAGTTCCGACCCTAGAGCTTCTGGCAAGAAAACTGGTATGTTGATAGCCCAGAGTTCCTTGAGGGTTAAGATATTTGTTTATAGATTTAATTCTATGATGGAGAAAAGAGCCAAGATGATAGTGTCTGGCTTTGCACAGCACGGGGATAAGGAACTGGATTATCGTATTTGGGACTATAAGACCAATTCTTATGTTATCAAGAAATTAGATAGAGATGTTCTACAAAATGGAAAGTTCCAATATGTGTTGAATGGATTATCTATGGCTGGTTCAAAGGATGCGGAAAAACAGGATGAGTTATTCCTTTATGATATGTTGTTAAAGAGTCCGATATTCTCTCAACCGCCTAGTGTGTTGGCACAGTTTGCACCTGCACAACTTAGAACGTTAATAGAGAATACAAGACAGTTGTTCAGGAAGTATGATAAATCTCAAATGGAAAGATTGGTTCCTAATCACGAAGAATTATTGCAGTCGCTAGAGCAGACAGTAATGGCGAAAATAGAGGGCGAACTTAAGTCTGCCGCAACACAAATTATGCAACAGTCAAAACTAAGTCCCGGTGAACAGCAACTTGCTATGGCTGGGCAAGGAGAACAAGGTGGAAATAATCCCGCTATGCAGCAAGGTTCTGGTCAAGGTATGCCCCAAGGACAGTAAGATAGTTTTGTTGAAAACCAGAAAGAGAAGAACCGAAACAAAGATAGCAGAAGTGATGAAATGCGGAGAGAGTGTTAAATCCGTAGAGAAAGGAAGTAAGATAGTGATAAGTGGTTATTCTGGTAGGAAGTTAAAGAAGGATAACGTTGAGTACTTAGTAATAGATGAATCAGAAATACAGGCGGTGGTCAATGTCTGAAATATATTTACAGTTTCACGATAGCGAAGGCTGGAAGGTTATTGAACGGTCTATTATAGAGGAGCTTCTTAACTATAAAGGCAAGTTAGCGGCTCTTCCTAGAAATATAGAGAACACTAAAGACCCAATAGCTTTCACTATAAAGAGTGTAGAATTGGCAACACAGATAAGAACATTAGAACAGGTATTAGAAATGCCAGAAGAAATACTAAAGAAACTAGAAGAAGAAAATAAACAATAGGCATTTGCTCTTTGACATACGTTATAGAACATTTGTACTATTGTTATTGTACTGATAGCTTAGCAGAGCGTTAAACTGCGAGGAGTGTAAATGGAGAATATCCCAGTCGTAAAAACAGATGCTACAGAGAAACCCGGTAGCGAATCAGCTTCGACAACTGATAACAAGGGAACCACCGAACCAGCAAAAGGCACGTCTTCTCCAGACGATAAAGGGAGTAGCCAAGATGCTGAACGGGGAAATGTACCCACCTCAAGACTCAATGAGGTGATAGGACAGAGGAATGTAGAAAGGCAGAAGAGAGAAGAACTGGAAAGGAAAGTTAGAGATTTGGAATCACGGTTTTCGGCACCTGCACCTGTACAACAGAGCGGTGGCGACACTGATGAGATATTCACCAATCCCAACGGGGTCATTGATAAAAGAGTGAACCCTCGAATGTCTGCTGTAGAACAACAGTTAAATAACATTGAAGCCCAGAATATGGAATCTTCTCTTAGGTCGGATTATGAGTCCAACCCTGTTCTGCAAAAGATGTACGGTTCCTACGGTGAAATGGCTTATGCTTTAGATACCTACGCCTCACAGATTGGATTCAATAAGGTTCTTACACCCAGAGAACGCAGACTTGTATACTCTAACTTTATAGAAGCAAAAAAGGGAGATATGATAAACGTTGCTATGGATTTAGGAAGAGAGGAAGAAAAGAAACGCAGGGAAATTATCCCCACAACTTCTGATGTAGCAGGTTCCAATGTAGTACCTGTGAAGGGGAAAGAAATAAGCCTCTCCAAAGAAGAAATGGCTTTTATGGACAAAATTGGTTTAACCAAGGAAGCATATAAGGCATTTATGGAGAAGGCAGAGATTAAAGGGACTAAGACTAGCGTCAAACATCCCGACCTTTAAGGAGGAACTATGGCTATCAAATCATCGAAAGTCGAAGAAGAAGTGCCAGAGATAAAAAGCGAAGACACGGCAGTAAAACATAAGTTTGGTAAAAAAAGTCCATTCTCATTCAAAAGATGGGATTATAGGGATAAGAACTATTCTTATAGATACATAAACCTTGATGATGCCGAAAGGCGTACTGACGAGGGATTTGAAATAGTATCAAAGGACGAAGTAACCAAAATTAAACCTGTTGCTGGAAAAGCTAATGCTTCTGGTGCTTGGGAATTACGGGGTACTATCCTCATGCGTTGTCTATCTTCTGTTTGCAAGGAAAGAGATAAATACTACCAGAATATGTGGAAAACGCAAATTTCTGGAGATAAACAGAGATTACAAGAGGAAGCGGATAAGAACGATGTAGAGTTAATTGACAATCGTTAATGTTCCTCCCTCTGTAATTACGAGGAGGATTTAACATGGCTGTACAAACAGTAAGACGTAGTGAATACGTGGGAGAGCTTAACGGCGACCACGGGTCAATGTTGTCTTTCCCTGAAGCGGCAACCCAGACGTTTAAATGCGGCGACTTGGTGTATCTTGCTTCTGGAAAGGTGACAGTGTGTCCTGATAACGGTGTAACGATTCTGGGTGTTGCTGCGACTGATGCGACCGGAACGACTGATACCGCTATCAACGTAGTTGTTTTAACACCTTCGAGTATCTTATCACTGTCGGTGTACAATAGCACGGCTGCTTCGGCAATCACTGCTGTTGCTTCTGTCGGATTGAAATATCCTATTGAAAATGTTTCTGATGTAATTAGGATAGACAATTCAGACCAGACGACACCTTCTTTGGTGGTGATAGGAATAGACAAGCGTGATAATATGGTTGTCGGCGACCAGTATGGTCGTTATCTCTGCACGGTTATGTCTGCTTGTTTACAGACAGCAATCGGAGCATAACGGAGGGTTAAAATATGTCTATACTTACAACTGGTAATATACCTCATTTACTTACGTCAAGATTGGATATGGCGTTTAGTAATGAAGCAAAGTCAATACCGAAACAATGGGAAGGACTGTTTGGAACGGAAACCGCAACCGGAAGCGCACTCACCAAACAAATTCCCATGACCGCCCAACGCGTTGCCATCCTTGAACTTTCCAAACAATGAAGCGGCTTCTTGTTTTCTGGATCGTCGCCCTTTTCATTCTCTACGCAACGCTTTCCGTTGCCCGCCACAACAGGTTCCAATCCGGCGGATTTGATCTGGGACTCTACGATCAGGCGGTCTGGCAATACGCAACATTTGCATGGCCATATAACACGGTCAAGGAGCGCTTTATTTTAGGCGACCATCTCACACTCACCCTTCCGCTACTCGCGCCACTATTTTGGCTATGGGACGATGTCCGGGTTCTTCTTATTTTTCAGGCAGTATGGGTGAGCTTGTCGGTCTTTGCGGTTTACAAGCTCATTCTGCTCCGTAAATTTTCCCCATTCATCGCTATCTGTCTT